CCAGCTTTTACCTCTGCTTGTGGATTTAATCCCACGTAAATGCAAACCCGCTCAGGTCAGTTGTACGGACATGTTTGGTACACAACTGCCTACTACGAGGCAAAATGGGGCGTGTGATACACGTAAAGAAATCCTGAAAAGGACTGACTTGGAATATTGAACCTGCGCGTGGATGCGATAACTTTCGATCCCCGCTATGCAAAACAGGATTATCATGACCGAGTTTGCGCCCCATGCACGGCACTCCCGACGTAGAGTACAAATATGTCATTACAACAAACAGAGGACGGCATCCCCGCTGAAGAGGTGTCTTTGTCCGTGGCGAGACCCACGGTGTTCACTGATGTTATAGGGATGGCAGCCCCTTCAAACGGCCAGTCCACTTGCCTTAGCCGGCCGGTGGCCATGGACATCGTTCCATGTGCTGGTTCGCCTGTACCTAACGGGCATGCTGGTAACCCCAAACCAATTGGGGGCGCTGCACCTTGGCGACCAAAGAGGTGGGGTAATGTCGACCCAAACGACAAAGCTGGTTCTTGTGTAATCCAAAACACAAACGCCGCTGACGATAATAATGGAGGAATTCTCACCGTAGAGTTGGAATCATTCATTGTTGATATCTCGATAATTGATGCGATACGACGTTTTGACTCAGTCAGAGCGAAGGAGGTCGCCTATGATTGGGAAGTATGCGATGATGGTTTATTACCTTTAAATAGGATGTCTGAAATGATGTCTGATAAAGGTGAGTTAAGACCCCCAGTTAGCGTGAAACGAGTAGGACGTCTGTTCAAAATTTTGAACGGGCGCCACCGTTTAGCCTACTGCTTCATCAAGCGGTTAGATAAGATTCAGGCTGTTGTAGTGAACGATGGTCACGAGTCTTATATCAGGGATGGCGGTGAGAGTAATCCTGGCCCTAAAGCTAGGAGGAAATCTAAACCCGGCAAAACTAAGGCGCAACCAAGTGTTGCGTCTAGTTCCGGTGCAGCAACACCGATAACAACTGCAACAAGTGTAGCTAGCACTATAAACTCAGCAGGTGCTGCTACATCTTCAACAACAGCTTCTACTAGTAGTGTGTCTTCGAAGACTGGATTGCCTATGAACGGTAATTCATCTCAGACCCCTAGGAAGAAAGTTCCAATGGTTGGGAACTCAAAAAGGCAACCCCAGCCCAGGCAGGCCCGGGACTCCAAATTAATGGATGGCGCAATTAATGAGCATAACGTCACTGAATGGTACTTGGCTGCGGTGAAACGTGGTTTTAAGAATCAGGACGCGTTGGATAATTTCAATGTGACAGTGGCAGGGATAGCAAACGAGATTGACCCACGACGTATACCAGTGTGTATGGAGTGTGGTTGTTCCGATGCAATT